ATCTTGGCTCAAATTCTGCTAAGTCAAACCCATCTAAGCTATCCTCATTTGATTCAAAGCTCATTGGAGGTAAGTTGTTCTTACGTTGGTTTATTAACTTAGACTGTTCCGTATTCTGTTGGCTTATTCTCTTAGCCTTAGCGTCCTCTTTGTCTTGCTCTCTTTTAGATAAAGACTCAACCTCCATACCTCTAAGCTGCATATTCATTTGGAACTCTTTATCCATTAGCATTAATTTTAACTGAGCTTCATTCTTAAGCTTCTCAATATCAAATGCAACTTCAGCTTGCTTTAACTGCATCTTAGACTGAGTCTCCAATTGAATGTTTTGTGCAGCAGTTTGTGCAGCAAGTTGTTGAGACTGTTGTTGAATCTGTGCTTGCATCGCTTGTTGCGTTGCCATCATCTTCTCCTCACGCTCTTGTTTAGCTTTACGCTTAACCTTCAATAACTGATTAGCAAGTTTAAGATTCCTAATCTCACGTATGTCAATAGCGTCTTCAAGATTTATATCACCCTTAGATAATGCCATCTGTATATTCTGCTCTAACATACCTTTCTGCTCTTCGTCTGGAGATATCTCAATGAATATACCAAAGTCATACATATACAACTCGTTTATATCATTAAGTATAGATACATTATACTTACCTATCTTATTAATAAACTCATCTTTAAAATCGGCATACTCTAAAATATCAGCTACCCGATACGACAACCCTTCAGCTAATGTTCTGTACATATAAAGACTTCCATCTAATATGTGTCTAGTTGCTGTATTTGAGTTAGCTGCTGCAAGTTTCTGTAGACCAACTAAAGAGTTAGGGTCAGGACTGCTTCCATCTCTAGCTTCGTTTAATCCTGTTACGTTACGTATCTCATTTAAGTAATGATTGTAGTTACCTATAAGCATTTGAGATTTAGATGCTCCTGAGTTAGCTGTTAACTGCTGTATTGGAACTCTCGCATTATTAAACTCACCATCTCCTGTGTAGCTTCGTCCAATCACACTACCTGTTTGGAAGTATAGCCTTAAGGCATCCTCCGGATTGTATGCTGCTCCTGTACCAAGGTCAACCTCATTAAGACCGTCAGCATCAATGAATACACCATCAGGAACTACTCTAGATATTACTTGTTGTAGCTTTAAATGAGTAATCTGAATCAAGTCAGTGAATGGTATCATTCTTCTAACTAAAGACTCAATTGTACCTTTGTACATTCTTGGAGCTACTGCTACATAATTAGGCATAGCGTGCTGAGATGCAGACTTAGGTCTAACCATATTCTCAGACATCTCCCACTTAAGTATAATATTAGTACCCATGACCATAACGCCACTGTACCACACATCAATAGTCTTAGATACTTTCTCAAATGACCCTTCCTCCATCATTTCTTCAGGTGGGTTAAACTGGTCATCTTTTTCTACCATAGAGATGTTACCATTCTCTTTAATCTTCTTCTTGTACACAACCTCTTTGGTTGTCTTGTAGTTGAAGTACATAAGAGTAGTAGTGTCTCTATAGAATATGTCATTGTCATAGTACTGAGCTACGTTGTAGTAATCGTACCAAGCTCCACCATACTTAGATATTTCTTCTAAATCAACATTAGTTAATGTTGGGTCTATTTTCTTTAGCTCTATTATTGGAACAGTTTTAATCTCTCCCCAATAAAAACAATCCTTAAAGTTAGGGTCTTCGGTATAACTATACACCACATTAGCAGGGTCTACATAGTCAATTTTTATTCCAGCTCCTGGCAGAAACTCGTGTTTAGCAATTGCTACTCCAAGAACAGTTAAATCATAATCAAGTCGTTTTCTGATATCATCGTAATGGTTCTCATCGAACATTGTATTAACAGCAGTCTCTTCAGCTATCTCAATGGCAGGCTTAAAATTAAGCTGCATATATAATGCAAGCTCCTCATCTGTCTGAGGTAAAGTATCAGGGTCTACGGTAAACGCATTTATACCTGTATTCTGCTCTATCTTCTCAAGTAATGGCTTGTTAAGCATCTGCCCTTCAATCATCTCTTGATACTTGCTTCTTTTAGACTGAGACATAGCATCTTGAGAATAAGCCTTAACCTTAAACTGTCGGTCAGACATACCGTTAACAACAATATCTACAAATTTAGGAATTATAGGAACAGGTGTCCAATCTAAATTTAGATACGATAAATCACCATCAACAGCAAGCTCATTTTTATATTTGCCAACAGATTGCTCTCCACGAGCATATAATCTTAACCTATGAAAGTCTCCCCATTGGTTATAAAATCTGCATCCTGCACCATCCTTTTTGAACCATTCGTATTGTATGGCTTGACCTATCTGTAATCCAAACTCAGGAGATTTCTTCTCAGAGTCTGATACAAATTGGCTTGGGAAACCTGCAGATGATATGTTTACGTTAACATCTTTCATCTAATAATTTCGCTAATATTTCCTTTATTGCTGTATCTTGCAAAGTTAATGTTTATTTTTGATTGTTTTTTCTCAGCCTTATATAGATGCTTATTAACAGCCATTAAAGCCAAGCCTGAACTTATTGTCGCATCAAACTTAGTTCTATTGGATATGTCAAACTTTGACCAGTCCTCTAGCGTTCTATTAAATGGCATACTACCTATCTCATCAGCATCTCTATACGTTGCCTCAGTATCAAATCCTATGTGCTTCTCAATGTAAGACTCTATAGCTGCTGCGTGAGCCTGCTTAACATCTTCACTACTATTTGGTATACCTCCTAATTCTCTTTCTGTACTAGACAGTTTATTAAATGTCTTATCAGGTCTGTTCATACAAAATCCTCTGTACCCTCTATTCTTAAAATGATACAATAGCCTTGGCTTATTATTTTCAATAAGTATTGGCATACTATAGAAAACACACGCCATTAAAACTTCCTCAAAAAATATCTCTGCAGTCTGAGGTCTAGCCACATACTCTAAGAAGAACTCATTGCTAGGTGCTTCATCCATATTGAACATAGTCACGCCATGGAGCGCACCATTAGAGCCACTTCCTCCAACAACTCCGGATATATCATACGAGTCGCATCCAAACGCACCAATATGCTCATTGCCAGGATGCTTCACATTGTTACGTGTGATGGTCCTATTCTGTAAGTTTTTATTAGGAGTCCAGCTTACGTTGAATCTACCTCTCTTGTCAGGGGTAAATACAACCTCGCTATCCTTAATCCCATCCTTCCAATGGAAGCTTCCTCTAGTGGTATGATGCTCTCTTATCAATCCATCGTTATAGTCTATCTGCTGATATATCTTAGTCAGATTAAATAATGACTGCTTGCTCTCATCTCTGAATGCGTGAGACTCTGTTCTTGGGAACTGTCTGTAGTACTCATTTAACGCATCTGCATCGCTTTTAAGAGACTTTACCTCCGCTTCCCAGTAATCTATAGCACCATTCTTAATAAGCCTATTATCGACTCCCATTATAGGGGCTTCAGGCTTACTAAATACAGGCATACCGTATCTATCTATAAAGCCCTCCATATTCCATTCCATTGGGATGAAAAGCTTATAGAGACCACTCTTAGTCTGTCCGTTGTCGTTACGATGTAATACGTCAGAGTCTAGGTAAATATCCTTGTAGTTCTGACCACCCTTGCTAAGTGCATTTGAGGTCGAGCCCATCATACACTTACCTATTATCCTACTACCTAATCGTAAACAGGTCTTAGTTACACGCCAGTTGTCCTTTATGTTATTTGGCTTGAGCCATTTAGCTGATTCGTCATGAGCCAAGAATAGTAACTTCTCACCATCATAACTGTTGTCATCTGTGTTCTTCCAATCTATAGATGTATCTAGTCCGTCCACCTCAGTATCGTCAGACTCGTACATATTCTTCTTAGTAATCTTAGATGCAGGTACTCTAAACGCAAGCTCAGTCTTTGGCTTGTCCATACCATCCATAATAGGTCTAAAGAAGAACGGAAGTCTTACGTTGATTGGAACTACCTTATCCGTAAACATTTTCTTGGCATCTGCTCCCGTCTTGGATAGTATTCCTATCCTTG